ACCTGCACCCGCTACTGTATAGTGAGTTGTTAAAGTTTTAGTTGTCTCAGTTCCTGCTGCTGATCTTATAATTACTACTAAGTCTGTGTCCGCAAAAATTTTGAAGTTGTAGGCAAAGGTTGTTGTTGAGCCATTACCATTATGCGATGATTTTATTATCGTTGTAGATACTGTCATAATTATCCTATATATTATATGTTAGTTTATTCAATATCATTTTCTTCACTTACAGGAAATAAATCTTTAGCAAGGCTGTCATCTCCTTTTGCAGCTCTTGTTTCAAACTTTCTTTTTCTCGCATTTTCAATCTTTTTAGCAGTTTCTGGATATACTTTCAACATCTCTATATAGGCTGCTTTCTTGTAGGCACTAAAAATCCTATCTATCATAAACTCTTTACCACCTTCAAATGTAATATCACCTTCTGATGCTTTTTTGTAAGTATCAGTTTTAAACAAATCAGCTAATTGTTCTTTTAAATTTTTACCATCTATTTTTACTTTACCAGTATTTTCTAGTAAATATTGATAAGCAGAAGATCCTGTAAACCTATACTCTTTTGTTAAATCAACAACTTTAAATTTTATTTTTTGAGGATTTTCTAATGGTATTCTAAGTCTAGCAATTTCAAATGTAACAGGATCAGTTTTAACATCTGATTTTCTACCAACTAAACTTGGTCCTTGAAACCAAAAAGAATAAGATGCTATTCCATCAGGATTCAAATATAAAGAACTTGGATTTTTTTCAATAGGTTCACCTGTAAGTATATCAACTCTAGGGTCTATTGAATCTGTAAATGGAGTATTTTTTAAAACCTCATCAACAAAACTTCTAGTTTCGTAAGAAGTGCTATCTGGTTCTAAAAAACCGGGTATACCTTGCCTTCTAAGTGAAGCAAAAGGAATATAGTTACCAACAACAGTACCTGCAAATCTTGAAATTTTATTTTCAGTTGGATCAGATATAACTTCAAGTGCATCTGATATTCCTCTTAAATATGTTTTATTAGTTAAATTTTTCATAACAGTTAAAACAGCAGAACTAAAAACATCTTCTTTTTGTTGGTCGTTTAGATTACCAACATTTTCTATAATATCAGCTACAATACCTAATGCAAAAAAACGAGGGTCCATTCTATTGTATTGTTTATAAGTAATACTTCCATCTTCATTTTTTTGAGCTATTGAATAAGGTTGCCAACCAAGTTGAAGCCATTGTTTTTTAATTCTAAAATCACTTGGTCCATTACCAGTTATTTTAGGATATGAGTTACCATTCTCATCTTCAACTCTTTCTGTTGCAAGAGAAAATCCATACATTACTGTAGCCATACCTAAAAATTGTCTACCTAATACTTCTGCTCTTGCTCTTCTATCTCCACTATTCCATAAATCTCGATTTTGTTTTGTAAATAAACCAAGACCGGGAACTCTATTTCCAAAGTGTCGCCAAAGGTTAGTTGGTGTTCTAATAAAAGGAGCTAAAAATCTAAACTCTGGTGCAGCATTTAGAAATGTTTGTATTTTAGAACCAAGATCAAGATATGTTCCACCTTTTAAAGTGTTTGTATAAGTAGAAACTCTTGCATATTGTAGTGCTTCTTCATTAATAGGATTATCTTTTATATTAGCATGACCATTTTTATCGTAACCTTCATTAAAAATTTTTTTAATATTATCTTTACCTTCTTTAGAATATATTGATAAACCTCTTTCCATAGTATTATCTAAAGCATTAGTATATAATCTACCTCTATAATTAATTTGTTTTAAAAACTCATCACCTGTCATCAATAATCTTGAAGGTAATTCTAATAGTATACCAATATAATCTGCTATTGTTCCAGCAGCTCCTTCAAATCCTAAATTAGCTCCACTAATAGGTCTAACAGCTTTACCACCTACTACTTGTAAGTTGTCTTGTGTTCTTTGCAAAGGGTCAAGAATTGCATCACCTTGTCTTAATGCTAAAGCTACAGCTTTCATTGTGTCACCAAAATTGAGCATCATACCTCTGTATTGTGCAAAACCTAATAACACTGATTTTAAATCAGCTCTTGCAAAACCACCTCCAGCTATTTCTAATGGTCTGATAAATGCTTCATAAACACCAGATTTAATATTAAGAGCTTGAGTAAATACACCTGATAAAAGTGAATTTATATAAAGTGAGTTAAAAACTTCTACAGTTCTTTGATACTTTGTTTTAGCAACAGCATTAATTACTTCTTCTGGCTTTTTATTTTTAATATTTTTAGCAATAGCTGCTGCATTACCATCAAATTTTTTTATTATGTTTGACATCTCATCAACATCTAAAACTTTACCTTCTGATCGTGCAACTTTAATTCTTCCAGCTTGTGTCATTCTAGCTGCACCTCTAATTTGATCTTTCAATGCAACTACACTATCTCTTAAAACACCTCCTAATTGTCCAACTTCTAATTGTGCTTCTTTTGTCCAGTTTTTAACATCATCTCCAAACTCATCTAAATATTTTTCTGACACTTCTTTTAATGTTAATGCAAGTTCTTGAATTATTTGTTTACTTGCTAACATTCTTACTGTTCCTTGTTTTGCAAACTCTTTGTCTTTAGTCATTGCTTTTAGAACTTCAGCTTTATCTCTTGATAAAAGTTTTGCTAATTCTTCTGCTGTTTCGTTTCTTAATACATCGTTTTGCAAATACTCAACTGTTACATCATCAAAAGATTCAGAAACATCATCAATAGTTTTCAAAACTTGACTTGCATTTTTAAATGATTTTGTATTTAGTATTTTTTTTATAAAAGATTCTGTTTCTTTTTTAGCTTCTTTCTGTCCAACTCTTAATGCTTTTACTGCTTCTTTTGCATTAATTGCTTCATTACCATCAAAAATAAATTCTTTTACTTTTTTAGTTTTTTTACCTTTTTTAATACTTTCTATTGCTTCACCAGCATCTTTATAAATTTTTTCTTTTTTAGCTATGTCTTGAGTTTTCTTTGCTTTTTTAAATGCTTTGATACCAAATAATATTTCTAGTGGTCCACCAATAATCATGCCTTCTAAAACATTTTTTAATCTGCCTTCCATCTCAGTATCATCTTCATCTGTAGCTAAATATTGAGTTACAGCATTATTTAAAACTGGTGAATCAAATTCAACCAGCATATCTGACAACCTTCCTTCTGCTGGATCAAAAACAGTAAGATCAGTTACAGCTCCTGCTGTCATACCTCTTAATCCTGTTTTAACTATACTTCCACCTAGTCCAACTCCTTTTAATATTTTAGATGGTCCAACAAATCCTGTTATAAATCTAGTTGCACCTTCTGTAAGTTGTTCGGCAGCACCTGTAGGTTTATGAAAAATAGGTAAATTTCTTTCTTGAGAGTAAGCTCCTTCTTTCCATTTTTTAGGTGTTACATAAGATGGTACTAAGTCTTTAAATGTAAATTTACCATCACCATCACCAAACTCTAAACCACCAAGAGATATGATATTTTCATCTAAAAAATCTCCTTGCTCTTCAACAGCGTTTACCACACCTTGAGCAGCAGATAATGTAAGAGCTTTTGCTTTATTCCAATAATTAAAATCTTCTTGATCTGGTTCTGTAATTAAACCAGAATTTTTAGGTTCAATTTTTTTAACAGATTCTTCAAACTGTCTTTCAAACTCAAGAGCTTCATCTGATAAAACTACATCAGCCATCTATCCCTCTTTTCTTTGATTCAAAATTTTTATGTAATCATTATAAAATTTATTAACTTGAGGATTACCTTTTTCATCCACATATCCATTTAATCTAGCTAAAGTTTTTAAAATATTTTTTTCTTTTGGATTTTTTACATACATTTGTCTTGCTTCAATTATAGAAGCTGCTTCTCTAGTTACATTAAATTTATTTTCTTGTAAGTTAAAAGCAGTTATTTGTTCAATAGAAACTTCAGCATATTTGTCTTGTAAATCAAAATTTAATTGTTTTGCATATTGTTGTCTTTCAAAAAGACTAGCATCAGGATTAGATTGTAAATATAATGATATTCTTTCATCATATTCAAAACCTGCTTCTTCTGCTAATGCTTTATTTTTAGTTTTATTAAAACTTGAATCTAAAGCATTATAAAATTTAGATTCTAAAATACTTTTTTGTCCTTTTGAATATTCTTCAAATTGTTCACCCATAGAAATATCTTTTACTAATTTATTATGAGATATTTTTTCAGTAAGAACTCTTTGTTTTAAAGTAGAAAATTTTGTTTTTCTATCACCTGATAAAACTTCTGAACCATTATATCTTTTAAAAGTTTCTAATTGATCTAATAAATCTTCAGCTAGTTCATAGTCAGCATTAGGATCACCTTTGACAGTTAAGTCATTAATTTTTTGAGCATAAGAATTATAAATACCATTGGCAAAATCTTCATCGTTTATAAAATTAGCACCATTCTGAGAACCATCAAGTTTTGCAATTTGTTCTTCAGCATTATCAAAACCTAAACCAATAGTAAAATCTGCATCAGCTAATAATAATGTTGCATCTATTTTTCTTCTTCTTTCTTTTTTATCAAAATCTCCTAACTCATGTGTAGTATTAAAACCATCTGCAAGTCTATATAGTTCATCTTTATATTTTGCTTTTAAAATAGGATTATTTGTAGTTCTATATTTAGCAGAAAGCATAGTTGCTTCATTATCATATACTTTTATACTTTCTTCCTCAAAAGCCTTAAATGAATTTGTTTTTAGATTGTAGACACTTTCTAAATTTTCTAATTCTAAACCATCTTGAACTAGTTTTTTTATTCTAGGATTTTTTATAGATGATATTTTATTTTGAGATATACCATCAAATTTACTTTTCCAATTATTAATAGAATCCTCTTCATTAGGATTATTTTTTTGAGATAAAACAAGTTTGTCTGATTCTGTTTTAAGTTCTAGTAAAGTTTTTTTTGCTTCTAATTTTTCTTCATTATCTCTTCTTTTTAAAAGATATGCTTGAGTTGATTTAGCGGCAGGTAGTAAGGCTGCAGCAGTTGATTCAGTTGGTGATATTTGTAAATTTAATCTTTGACCCGGAATATCAGTAGTCATTTCCTCTTGAGCAGTAAATGTAGGTATCTTAGGCATTATGTATTAAACACTCCACTTGTTAAAAGACTTTGACCCGCTTGAGAATAAAAACCAATCTGAGCTTGTTTTGATTTCATTTTTGCTAAATCACCTTCAATTTTAGCAAAATTTGCTCTTTCATCCTGCTCTAGTTGAGCAACCTTACTACTATATGTTTTTAAATTTTTTTCTAATTCAGCTTGTTCTGCATTTGATCTTAATATTCTTAAACCAGAACCAGATAGCTCAACACCTCTAGCTAAAATATTAGTTGTAGTTTTACTTTGAAATCTTCTAAACTGATCGTCAAATCTAGCTAAATCAAATTCTAATTTTTGTTCTATTTGTCTTGATCTCTGTGCTGCAACATAAGCATTTCTGTCTGAAACTTGTTTATTAAATTTTCCAATAGCACTCGCTTGTTGTGCTGCTACTACAGAAGTTCCTGCTACTATAAAAGGTGCTGCTGTTGTTAAAGCTGGTATTGCTGCTGCCATTAGAATATCCTCGCATATCTGTATTGGTCTGTTCCATCAAAACCAAACTTTCTCATTAAACCTTCGTTCTCCAAACCTAACCACTCTGCAAATCTTTGACCTTG